CTATAATCCTAATTTAGTATTTCAAATGACACTAGAAGATTTTATGGACAAAATAGGTGCAAAATGTATAATTAATAAAAACATAAAATATGATCTTGAAAAATATTTTAACCAAATTGCAATAATAGTCAATCAATCTAATATTTTTTCTATATTAGGCTATATATCTACTTATACAAACAATACGCAATATGTATTTCTAAATGATTACATTAGAGATAATATATATTTATATAGAAAAACTGATAAGGCAATAAGAAAATTCAATGCGCAATCATTTATTAAAGCATATTCAGGACATTTGTTAAATTCAGAAGAGACAATGAAGAAACATATTTTGAATATGATTTATAATAATTTGGTTCAATGGATTTCATTAGAACAACAGAGTAAACAAGGAACAGACGATATCATAAGAAAATTGTACAAAGAATTAGAAGAGTAGTCAACCGACTACTCTTCAAATATTTACTGTAATTCTCTTACAATTCCACGCCAATAATCGAAGCGTCCCTTAACATAGTAATTTATGCACCGATACATTTTTTTCTTTCTAAGAATAAATTATATAATTCTATATCTACATCAGGATTTTGTTCAATAAATTTGTCGAATGTTTTAAGTATTTTATTGTTAATACTTTTTAATTTTTCTTTATTTGTGTTTTTTAATAATATTTTATTATCGGTATCTGTTAAGTCATTTTCAAATCTAAAAATATAACCTTTTATATCTTGGACTTTTCTATTACAACATGTGGATATTACTGATCTTGAAAAGTATTGTCCAAATAATTCTTTTGATTTTTTGGATAATTCAGCCCCTGATTTGAATTTTATTCCATTATTAAGACAAATAATAGATTTAATATTTTCTGGGATGTCTCCCTTGTGAAATACTGCACGTTTTCTTTCTTGTTCTGCATTGTACAAACATATTTCAGCGTTTGCACCCAAATTTAGCCAACGTCTAATAGTTGTTTCATCCAATTTTAGTATTTTTGATATATCTGAAGTAGTGTATTCAGGATGATCATTTTTTAGTTTCATAGCTTCTGCCTGATAATTTCTCAAGGAATTTTTTTCACATTTCGACCATGAAATATTTTTTAGGTCAAAGATACCATCAAAATTGTTTATTATAGATTGTTTAATGTCAAATTCATCAGATATTCGTACAACAATATATCCATTCTGTTTTGCACATTTATCTTTTTCCATATCAATAAAAATAGACTCTTCTTTTGTTTGTCCACTCATTGAATTATTTGTCCTATGAAAACCACCATCGGTTTCTATAATAAGTTTTTTGCTTTCAATTACAAAATCAAAGATGCCATAACATTGTTTATTTTTATATATATTAAAATATGTACACCAATCAAATTTAACTTCAGTATCATAAAAATCAATCTGTTTTTCAATTATTAATTGATCCAATAAACTTCTCATATATTTTGACAACCTTGATAAAGAATCTGAGCAAGAACATAGGAATCCGTTATTTGAATATATATCTGAAATAGAATATTTTTTCTTAGAAACTTTGTGACAATATGGGCATATAGGATATATTTTATAGTTTGAACATTTAGTATATTTTTTGGTTATTTCTTTATCGTCATCTTGAAAATATTGAATCATCCAAGGAACAGTTGTTGCTATATCATTTATTCCTGGCACAACAATTTTAGAAGCACAACAAGGACACCCACAACCTTGTTTTAAGATCTTTTCAGCTATCCATCCATTGTCCCAACCACATATATTACATGAAATATCATACCCATAAACTAATTCTGTTTTTCCATCTTTTCTATTAACTCGTTTATTTTTATAACCAATTATTTTTAAATCTCTATTATTATCTTTAATAGTATCATTAATATTATATAAATACTTATGTTGCTTTTTGTAATTAATTAATCTTGCAATTCTCACTTTTAACAAATCATCACTTGTTAAACTTTTGATATTGTCATTATATTGCAAAACTATATTATATTTTCCATTAGTATTATAATCTACTATTTTAATAAGCCCTTCTATTTCTTCATATATAAAGTGCAAATCCTGCCCTATGCTTTTATTCCACAATATTTGTCCACTTTTTCTTTTAGGTAAATTATCAAAAAATATTTTCCTCATATAATTCCTCACTTTCAATTAAAAATTTGCAATAAAAAAGAGTAGTCAATTATTTATTCTCTCTTTGACCACTCAGACGTTAATATATTTAATTTTTCATCTTTTATATAAACCCAAAACATTTTATGTGTTTCAGGATGTAACCCTACTAGCTCATATCTGACTCCATGAGATGCTAAAAAATCTCGAAGTGGAATAGAGTAGCATGGAAATAATTTTGATTGTTTCATTCCTTTTAATCCTTAATTATGTGCATAATAAAAGAGCCAGCTACAAAGTAATTGACTCTTATAACATATATACAATTTTATATTCCTTATAAAGTTTTTAAAATTTCTCTCCAATAATCCAATCTAAATCTAACAGACTCGGCAGAATTAGTACCATTCATAAGATTATTCTTGTATTCAGTATTATCGTTATATGTTGCCAAGAACTCACTTACTTTCAAAGCAAATTTCTCAAAGCTCTTTTTGTCTTTACAAATTCTATATGCTGCAAAACACAATACAGAAATACTTGTCTTTGGAATTTTTACATCTTCTTCAAGAGATTCATCAAGCTTATTGATTGCGGTTTTGATGATTTCAATCTTTTCTTGTTCAACTTTGTCATTATAGAATTCAATAAAGTTTTCTTTATCCTTACCTCTAAATGAAGCAAAATCGTCATCTTTATTAGTGGAGCAGAGCATTAATGTTTCAAGCGCAATACTCTGATCGACTGAACTCTTCAACTGAGCAGATGTCAATCTCTTTTCAAAGAATGGGAGAGAGACAATATCAAAAATTGCATTGCTGAGTTCATCCGACATATCAGGTGTGAGCTTCTGTGAAGTATTCAGAGGTTTTCCTGAATTGAGCCTTCGGAACATTTCTCTTACATCTTTGTCCGTATATTCCGTAATTTCATATACCGTGATAGCAGAACTATCCAACTCGTCCTTTACAACTTGGTCAAGTTTGCTAAATTTCAATCCTGCAATGCTATATTCAGCTCCTTCAATTATAACTGGTTCTGCCCTTTTAGATATAGCAAACTCATCGTTATAGAATCCTTTTAACGTACTTAATCTCTGTACACCATCAATAACATATTGTATACCATCTTCAGAAATAGTATAAACTGGTGGTACAATATATCCTCTTAAAAGAGAGTCAATAAGTAATGATTTGTTTGGATTAGACCAAACAGATTCTCTTCTTTGCAATTTGTGTTTTAATACAATTTTCTCTCGTTTCATTTTTCCTATCAATGGCTTAACTGGACAATTTTCTCTTGAAACTTTCATTATGTTACCTCCTTCAAAAAATGAAAAATTTTACTATTTTGAAGATAACACAGTTGGAATTTTTTGTAAAGTTTTTTGAAAAATTTTGATTAAATTTCGTATTTCATAAATCGACAAAACCTATGTTCTGGATTTATGAAGTTGGAAGTATATGGTAATATAATACCAAGCAAACTGTATTTGAGCCATCGTATCTCAGGTCAATAGCACGACAGAATGCTCGGTATTTACCATACGAAGTGCCATATTTGTAGTTTGGCACGATTCATATCGGAAATAAATTCAGCTCGTTCTGAGCAATACATTTCCCAACTTTAAGAAATACTACAAAGAAGGGAGGGTAGAATTGGAAGTATTTAAAATACTTGTAAGTGGTGGACTTTTAGTATATGCTTGCCATTTACTTTGTGTCATAGTTGATACAATTGGAAAGTGTTATACTGTTAATAAGTGCAAAGACTATACGGACTCACAAACCAAGTCTTTATCACAAATGTTCACCAAGACTAGAAAAATCTTTCGTAAATAATTCTATTTCTGTATTTGTCATTTATTTCCTTTTATTCCTTAATTGAGGGCAGGTCATCACGACTGTCCTCTATTTTATTTATTTTACAAAATATCTATAAACTACTTTCAATTATAGAGACTGTGTGTTATACTGCGAACGGATACTTTCGTATTCCGCTATATAATTTTTCACTTACATTGTACACACCAACAATGTAGTAAAGATAACATCGTGTAATGCGGTGTTATTTTTATGTTGTCATATATTTATTCTCTGTTTTTACTCGATTGAAATCGAGATTTCTTGGAATATATGTTCTCTCTACCAGAATATTCCAATATGATGTATAATACACTTACAGCGTTATTGAAGTATAGTCACTTCCATTTTTAACGGTGATCCTCAAACAGTCACCAACCAATTAGTACGATATTGAAAACAATAGACATAATTGGAGGTGACTATCATGGATATAATTAAATATGCTGTTGAGTGTGACTCTTTATATAATGTAGTCGCTTTCTTTATGATATGTACTCTGCTTGGATTCATAGCATGGCTTTCGTATAAAGCTGTGTTGGCTCTCTTCTGGCTAATCCGATACATAGTAAATAAAGTTACAAAATATAAAGATGTACATGCAAAAGCTCAATGCAAAGATGCTTCATTAGAGGTTGATTTGCATTAGCGAAATGATTTAGGGACTGAGTAGAGCAGTTCCTATTTTATTTATTCTCTTTTTTTTGTTCCATCTTATCAATACACATAGGAACGATGTGTTCAAACAACAGAAGATAAGTTTCTGCATTTTACAATCCATCACAGATTGCCCTGTTGTGTCAGGTAGTATCGAGCGCATATTCAGTAAGCATCGTTGCATATAACTTACTGTAGGAGTTGTCGCTACTGTGAGGGCTTATCTCTAAGAGATCTATCCCATCGGATTCTTTGAGCGTCACGCTTTTACGAACCTAATTATGTCGCCATAATAGGAGAGTGGTGATACGTCTGCATTACCAGACCGTTGTACGCAGTTCCCGATTATTGTCCCTATTATTTATTTATCACCGTGTATCTCACGGATAACATACTTTAAACCTCTGTATTCAGAGTAAATTATGTATGTTGTCGGCATATTCAAAAACTGAGGGAATACATTTTATCCCTACCGACATTTTTAAAAGCTAATACGCCTGTAATTCCTAGCGCAGCCGTTTTAAGCAAACCAAGATTACTTGTTACAAAACCAATTCCTTCAGACAATTTAGTTAAGCCATCAACAATAGTACCTAGATCTCCACGATCTACCATTTGCTGAATTGTACCTACCCAAGTTTCCTTGAGTGCGTTGATACGGTACTCTAAAGATTGCTCAATGGTTTCCATTTCCTTGTCGCTTGATCCTGCACTTTCATCCATTGCTTCAATAGCAGCACGAACTTGATTAAAATTCTGGATGATGGCAGCACCTGCGTTAGCCCTGTTTTTACCAAAAAGTTTCTGTAATAATTCTCATTTATATTCTGCAAGGTCACAACTCTTGCAAGTTATTGGTTATTTTAATAATTATATTTCTTCTAATATGTTTAATTCTGTAAAACTATCAAATAAATAATATTCTAAATCATCAAATTCCCAATACGGAATTTCTAGTAATGGGATATTATTTGCTATACAATATTCTTTTTTAATTAAGTCGTGTTTTTTGGTATATTTAAACTTTTCTTCTGCTTCTTCCCATGATTCGCCTGAGTATCTAATTGGTTTATAGTGTTGTTCTCCTTGATATTCTATTAAAACATTATAATCATCTAAATAAATATCAAATGGCAAATAATTTTTATCTTTACAATCGTCAAATTTCTTTTGCCGTGTTATTAAAAAACCATACGTTTCTTCAATAAATGAACATATATATTCTTCTTTATATGTTTTTCTTGATTTATCGCAACAATTTATTCTCTTTAATATATCAACTGGCTTAGATGAAAATGTATAATCATGTGCAGTACAATAAATTTTTATTGGTGTACAATTGTTAATATATTCACCAGTAACAACCAATTCAGGATGTATCTCTTTTAATCTTTTTTTGAATTCATCAATTCCCATTCCTTGAGAAGCTCTTAAATTTTCAGCATAACAAATTTCACATCCGCTATTCTTATTGTGTGCCAAGGCATAATATCCTTTTTGAAAATATTTGTTATGTTTTGTGCAATAGCATTTTGATTGTTGCGTAGCACCTTTATATTCTATTATTTTTACATGGGGATTAATTTTAGAAATTTCAGATTGAACAAAATCTTTAGATAGATACGATTGATTTGATAGTTTTTCGCATCCACAATAATAACAACCTTTGCCTTTTAATATCTGTTGCATTGTCTTAATTGTTGGATAATCATGTTTCTTACAATGGCAATTCATACGTGTTGTTAAATTTGCATATGGTTCAAGAATCTCTATATCAGGATTTATTTCTTTTGCCTTTTTTAAAACATACCATTCTGGTAAATCTTTACCACTACAATATTTGCATCCTTTAAGATTAGTACGTTCCATATTATATTTGGTCATATATTGAATGCCTAAGTCAGAGTGCTTATTGCAAATAAATGCAATATTTATGACTCCATCTTTTCTAACAGTATCTATATATTGAAAGTCTTTGGATTCACATAATTCTTTATCATGTTCTTTATCTAATAGTACTAAATGTGATTGTACCATTCTGTCAATTCCGCAATAAATACAACCTTTTTCTTCTAAAAGATGTCCAAGAGTTATCGTTTGTTCACCTTTATCCTTGTGTTTTTGGCATACATATCTCATTTTTGAATGACAATCGTTATATTCACTTTCATCAGACAATAATGTTAAAAATTCTCTTTTAGCAAATTCGTCTAATACTTCTTGAAATGTATGTATTTTATATTGCGGTCTAATGAATCCTAATTTTTTACGTTTGCATTCAATTGCACATTTACTTCGACTTGGTAACAATGATGTCATTTCTTCGTCTGACATAGTTTCCCAATTATTTTCTATAATATCTATTTCTTCTTTAGTCCATTTCATTTATTATCACCTATTATTTATCCTTCCGTTTATTTATTCTCCATATAAAAAGACACCAAAGCTGAAAACAACTCAGGTGTCTTTGTATACTTATATGTTGTTACTCCTTGAATATCTTTTACAAAAGTATAATTAATACCTTTTGAATGAAGATACTTCATTTCAGGAGTATATTGTGTACTATACTCTTTATCAAATTTTTTCATTTACTTTTCCTTTATTTTCTATTAACCAATAACATCCCTATTTTTCAATAGGAGATTAGACTATTTCTTCATCCTTTCTAATAAAAATAGAAGAGGAGTATACTTTTTCAATTTAAGAGAATTTCACTCACGCCATTTGTGATTTGCGCCTTACTTCTATTGATTTGGATATTCAGGGTTTCCACCTTTATTTTATAATCATACAAATATGATATTTCCAAATCCCTTATGGGGAATAGTCGTTGAGCGTTTACCCTCGACTCAAGTACCGTATGGTCTACGGAATACGTTAGGGTACTTCGTTGCATGAACAGCGATTCCTAATTTATATAAAATTAGTAAATTTAATATTTAGGTTTTTGACCTTATATCATCCTTGCGTTGTTTCTACTTTCGTCCCGTCATAACCTAGTTTCCTGATTATTGTGGTGCAAGGCTTTACGCATTACCTGCAATTAAATATATTTTCTATGCACATTTCTGTACATACAGACAAAATTCTGTCTGATTCTTTTCGGAAATTTGCTCCCATCTATCGGCAATATCTCCAAGATATTCCACCATAGATCTATAATGTTCTTGTGTTGCATCTGTAAACAAAGATACACCCTGTGAATCTTGAGCGGTTTTTGTTAAATCTGCGACTTCACCAGTTACATTAACTAAATCGTCAGATAGCTGGTTTGTCTCCTCGTCATATCCTCTGATACGCATTGAAAGAGTACGTAATGCAGTTCCCATTGACTCAGAATCCTGTAAAATTTCCATACCACCTGTAAATAGAGCAGCTGTATCAGTAAAGGACTGCCCCATAGCAGACATAGCAGCAGCAGAACGCTTCAAACCTTCAACTACATCTTGATTGTTTTCGGCAAATTTATTACCGAGTACATTTACTTTATCCATAATTTCTGTTTCAACATCATTTGGATCAATGTCGAAGGCTTTCATTATAGATACAAGACCTTCCTGGGCTTCATCTGTTGACATGCCAGGAGAAATAGAAGCAAATTGAGAACTGAGTTTTGCCATTGTTGTAGCGGTTTCGGCAGTAGAATATCCAAGCCTACTCCAGGCACTCGCCTGATCAATAATTTCTTTTGTAGTAACACCCATCTGTTTTGCTACGTTATTAGAATCATAATAAAAATTTTCAAGCTGATTCTCATTCATCGCTGTAGTTTTCTTTAAGTCAACTAAAGCAGTATCAAGTTCTGTAATAGTAGAAACGGCTTTTTTAACTCCGTTAACCATTCCATAAAATCCAACATACATACTCAAATAGCTTTGCATCTGACCAATGAAACCATATGTAGACTTTGTTTTAAAAATATCCCAAAGAGATTTTCCAGCACGACCAGCAGCAATTTCAGCATTTTCAATTTTAATAATTTCTTCTGTGATTTTTCTTAAATTGATACTTGGATCACCAGATTTTAATTGTTCTAACAATACATTAAAACCGGCTTTGGCTTCCGCAGAATATTTTGTATTCTCTGCTAAATCTTTATTGATTCTCTGAATAGCTTTCTCAATGCTGACCTCAACTGTACCTTTTTCAGCAGCAGAAAGTTTTTTGAATTCCGTAGCTGCTTTTTCACAATTCTGTGTTAATTTGTTTATTTCTGCTTGTTGTTCTTTTGTAAGTTCATTAACACCTTGCAATGAAGCTTTATAATTTTTAAGTACATTATTTGCACTTTCTAAATTTGCAAGTTTTGTATTATATTCTGTACTTGGATGAAAATCGGACGGATATGTTTGTGCTTGAGTAATGATATTTTGATATTTATCAATAGAATTTTGCAAAGAATTCAACTCTGAATTTAGAGTATTTTTTAAAGAGTCTTTTAATCTATTAACCGATTCAGCCGATCCATTTGATGCCTGATCGAGCCGATTTATCACGTCAACATATCTTTTCCATGTATCTGTATCTACATTCTGAGGATTTATCATAGAAGATAAAACTTGTCTTGCATCATAAGCTTCTTTTTTTAACTTCTCAATTTCCTCAATTTGTCCTGCGATTTCATATGACTTCTTACCAGTGCTTTTATCAGAGGCTTTAAGGTTATTAAGTTTTGTAACAGCATTCATGTAATTCTGAATTGCTTTTTCGGCTTGTTCCCATTTTGACTGGATTGCTCTTGCTTCTTGTTCCACATTTTTTGCAACTGCTTTAGCATCATATACTGTTTCATTTGCATTTAAGACTTGTGGTGTGCTATTTTCGCCAAGATAATAAGAACTACCATTTCTCAATGTTGCCTTATATGAAATATTTGGCGTACCATCGGCAGTTTGTTTAGTAGTCTTGACTATCTTTGTGATTTGTTCTGCCTGTTCACGAAGTATTCCAAACTTGGCAATTATATCATCAAAAACTTCTGTATTAGGGGTAAAACTGATATTGTCAAGTGCCTTGTCAGTTGCAACGGCTTCTTGCTGTACTTTTTGTTCAGATTGTGCAACCTGTTCTAAGTTTTCAGAAGTCTTAGGAAATGTGTCTTTCATTCCAGATGAAATATTCGTTTCAGCCCCAATATTTTTCTGAATATTGGATAATCTGGTCATTTCATCAACTAAATTAGAAACCTTGACAGATGTAGCTTCAACTTGTGTTTGAAGTTCAAAGAATCTATCAGTAGGAACAGTATAATCGTCAAGTAAACTCATATGAGTTTTTAAATCATCAAACTGACCTTTTAATTCAGATACTTCTTGTGATAATTTCTTAAATTCATCATTGTCAACAAGATTAACTTCTTTACCAGAAATACCGCCAGCAGCAGATTTCTTTTGTAATTCGTCATATTTCTTTGATAACTCAGAAAGTTTACTTTCTAATTTATCAATTTCCTTTGACGATTTATTAACATCAACAATAGGAGCAGAAGAGTTTCCAATTCCTTTTGATAAACTAATAATCTCATTAATCTTATTCTCTAATTTATCAAATGTCTGTAGCTGTTCTTTTAATCCAGAATTACCAAACTCGAATGTGAACTTGTCTAATTTGAGTTTCTGCAATTCCTTAATTTTATCAATTACTTTATCATCTTTTGCATCTAATTGAATTGTGATTTTTTGTTTACCAGCTTTATTACTAATACCATCGAATACACCATTTGTTTCTTTTTCAAATTGTGCAAGACTAGCTCTATAATCAAAACCAATCTTAATAATATCTGAATTAGCCATTTATTCACATCCTTTCTAAACTGTACAACGCTTTCTATATTCATCCTTTAACCGTTCATGATATTTATGTATTTCTCTATACACACTGAAACTAGCAGGAATGTTATACCAACCATGATAAGTACCTTTCGGATTGTAAATAAATTCCGACATAAGATCTGAAGGTGTAATTTGGTCATAGTTATCAAACATTCTTTCAGGTGTTACTTCAACGCCACCATAAAAAATAGTACCGTGGCTATTTTTATAAAATTTGTTATAAGACCTGTATAAATTATGTGTTCTTACATACTGTTGTGGTGTGTAATCGCTATAATATAAATCAATAAACGACACATAACCATCTATTAATCTCTGTTGAGCTTCGTGTGCCAATTCGGAAGCTTTTTTCTGAGCCTGTTTTTCCAAATATTT